TAAAATCCTTAATCACTACCCACTCGGTCTGCTCACCGAGTCCGGCAACTGCATCTGATAATGTCATTTTTTCCTTCTTACGGGTTTTACTCTTCTGCCCATTCCCACCTTCGATTTCTCAGCCTTTTTCCGTTTCAGTTGGCTTTTACTCATCTCCGATTTGGTCTTGGGTGTTTTACTCGAAACTCTTTTGGTTGGCCGGCAGTATTCATTAGACTTACCCTGACCGCATGGTTTGCCGGTCCGTGTATCCTGCCATTTCTCTGATCCCCATCTTTTCAACGATGTACCCTTGGCGGTCTTGCGAACCTGTCCTTTGGACTTCCGGCACTTGGCGATTTGTTGCGATGCCCGAGCACTCGGGAATACCTTCACCCGAGCCTTTACCTTCTTGTAACAAGCGTCTTTTGGCATCTTACCACTTCACCTTATTTGCCCAGTAAGCCGCCGAAGTTTTACCTTTGGCTATATTCTTACCATGACGAGATTTGAACGATGCTCGCTTTTTCTTCATCGCCTGACTCTCACCTGTTTTTGGTTTACCGGCAGTCTTTGCACCCTGTTGTCCGAATCTAATCATCCGATCCTTGCCTCCGTCTTTTATTAAAACGACATGAGATTTTTTCGGATGATTAGGTGTTCGCTTGGGCTTATTATAGCCGTCAAACGAAATGCCTCGATAAGTTTTACTCACTTTTTCTTTTTCTTCTTCAGCAATTTCTTAACAGTCGGACTCATTTTTTTCCGTCCCATTGCTTTAGCTTTGTTGGAAGGCCGTCCAACCTTCGATCCGTAAGTTCCTTTTCCGTATGGCATGATATTATTCCTTTCGATTAAGCGGCCATCGATGTACCTGGTACATTGCCGGGGGCTGTCCCTAGTTGGCCAATCCTAGCGTTCATTTGTTGCTGTTGCTGAAATTCTAACTGACCAGCATATGTCTGAAGTCTCTTCGCAAAGTTTTCATCGGATTGCAGGCGTTCCTGCACATCGGTCGCCGGTATCGCTTCACTTCCTTGGATGTACGATTGTAACACTTGAAGCCTAAGTTGTGGATTTGCTCCATTTTCAGGGGCGTTAACAACCTGTCCTGATGCGATTTTGGCAATATCGTTAGATGTTTCAATTATCTCCTTTGTGGTAGCCTCCTGAGTCGGCATGATTAATTCGTTAGCCAAGTTTGGATCGATTGCCTCAATTACTTTTCTAAGATAAATGTCGAACCTGCTTACGCCCTGCCTGTCATACTGCGACATTAACTTACCAACCGTATCGAGCTTTTCGATCACCTTGGATTCATCCTGGTTCATCGAGTTCCAGCTAATATTAAAATCATACAACTCAGCAGTTTCGTCCAAAATTAACTGTGCTCCCTGCTCATTATTTGTAACCCGAAACCAAATCATCGGTCCGCTGTAAGTCCGATCCAAGCACCATACCCGCTTCAAAACTTCCTTCCATCCACTGAGCCAGCAGTTGACCAAATGCTGTTTTATCACATTTGCCTCCACCGCATCGTCAGGTCCAGTCGCCCGTCCTGTGATGCGATTACATAGCTGGCGGATTTGCATCTCCACTTCCATGCTTGCTTGCGAATAACGGGGGATTTCCATGAATCCCACCTCTCCCCTACGGCGTACCCCAAGCTGTGCTCCTGGTCCCAAACGCTCGGGTCGTCTACCGATCTGATATTCCACCGGTGGCATGGTGCTCATCGATGCTCGGTCTCGGCGACTATCCAATTCTGTCTTTACCGCCAACTCATAACTCTTCAGTAACTCTGGGTATCCGCGAGAGTCCAGTAAACGATGGTTTAAATGCTCTCGCGTGATACACACGAATGGATACCTGCCCTCGTCATATCCAACCGGCTCATGGAATCCTGCTTCATCCATTTCATCCGTCCAGCAGGTCTTGGTAACAACAGGAACATCATCTTCATCCAACTCCTTGCGATAGGTAGTAACTACCCGAATCAAGCCCTCGTAATGCTGATTACCATAGCTTGTGCCATAATCATAATGCATGGCCGAGTCGCTGTATCTCTCCTCGTAAAAGTCTTTCGCCTTCTCAATCGCTTCATCAATCCAGGCTTCATCCCATCCCTCGTTTACCTTCTGCTTCAATGCTTCAGGAGAATAATAATGAATGCAGTGAATGCTCCTGGCGGATTCCAAATCGATAACATTGCTGTCCACGATCAGTTCCCTGCCTAACTCATATGCCTTAACCGCCGGACGATTTACGACCACTTTTTCGGTCGGAATTTCGGTCTCACCATTCTTCCGTAACTCATTAAGCATCTTCTTGACCCTACGCTTTTTGAGCTTTGGAAAGAGGGGATAAAACATTTCCTCCACTCCCTCCTTCATTTCGGGATCTTCTATCGCCATTGCCAGTTCAGGCGACTGCTGGGCAATCTGCTCGAGGCTGATCGGCTCAAACTTTCTCGCCTTCTCCTGCTTCCAGTAAGTACCAAAAAAGGTCACCCCGTTCTGTAATAAATAATTCGCTCCTATCGATGACTCCCTCATCAGTTCATCCATCGTACCCATCCGCCAGCGAAGAAACTCCGTCACCAACTTTGCCGATGCCACATCTCCACTCTCCACGGGAGCCGCCACCAGGTTAGCCTTGGTCAAAGCCTGTGTCAGGGTGGCAACATCGCCATCGATCAAAGGATTAATGACATTCGGATCAAGGTCACTTGCCCCTGACCAGGGAAATGCTTCAGGTCCACTCTTTTTACCATCACCCGTCTTGCCTGCCCACTCGTTGAATCGAACCTCCCGAGCATCTTCTGCTTTATCCATCCATGTAGATAAATTTGCTTTTGCCCGCTCAAACTCAAACTTGAGTTCATCCACATCAGGCTTGTCTTCAAAAATCTGTACTTCGTTCTCCATAATTTCTCCAATTTCTCCTTTAGGATTCTACCATTTTATTTCGTAAATTTGTCAGGGCTTTGGCCTCTATTCGGGCAACTGTCTTGAACGACACACCGATGAAATCCGCTATCTCCTCGAGCGTGAAACTGCCAGGCTCCCGCTCCTCCTTCATCGCCTCCAATGCCTCCTCCACAACCATCTCCCGAAGCATCAGATCGATCCTCCTCTGCATCTGTGCATCCGTCTCATGCTTTGCGATACAGATCATCCTCCCCCTCGACTTTTCTAACCAGCACCATGCTCTTGGGTGGATGGTTATCATTTGGCCTCTTAATGCATCTTCCGATCCCCTCCTTATGCTCAAAGTATATCAGCATCATCCGAACATTCGGGACCATCTTCAATACCCTCGCCTCCTCAATCTCCACTGTCTTCTTTACCTCCTCGAGCGGGACCACCGGCTTGCTCTCCTCCTTGTAAATCCGCTGGACAGTTGATCTCGCACATCCTGCCAACTCCGCCACCTTCGGCCAACTCATGCCCGAGTTCCTCGCCAAAACAATCTGCTGGCGAACGGCTATAGGTATTACCTTATTCTTCTTGCCCATCAATAACTCCCTCCTCCTGTTGCGATTAATTCCTCCTCATCGAAGTATTCAAAATTGCCCACTGCGAAGTACCTGGCATTATCCACAAAGTCCTTACTCGGACATTTCAACCCGGCACTCGGCTGATATGCCTGCATACAACTAATCAGATTCTGACACTCATCGCTAAACATCAGCCTGGGCTTATTATCTAAATCCATCGGCTCACTCCGATCCCATGCCAATAAATTATTGATCGCCTGCAATCCCGTCTCGATGTCCAACGCTTCCGCCGGCTGAACGATAATATCTTCATCCGATAAATCATCTATTATGTTGGAACTTCCCTCCGACTTCTGATAGCTCGCCGATCCCAACCTCGGGTCGATTATCCGTGTGACCATATTATCCCCGCAGATCGATTCCATCCGCCGGATCTCCTCCGCATAATCCTTTAACCCATACCCATTCGGTTGGGCCGCCTCGCCGGCACTCAGCTTATCCTTGGTCAGGTCAATCCATCCTCCCCATGTGTCGAAATCAGGAAACTCCTTGACCGCCCATGCTACCCCATGTGCATCGATTGCAAATAATACCATCGTCCAGGGCTTTGCCCCCGCCGGGTCAATCGATAATACCCAGTTCGCATCCGTAAAATCAGGGAGTTTTTCCGATTGCACAAAATTCTTGTCCGTCAGATTAGGGAAAATAGCCCTAGACTGCCTCACAGGCACTCCATACGCCCGACAAAGGATCGTTTCCCTCTTTTCCCCCTCCAATTGATTCTTCATCGCCGCCCATCCGCCAAAGGGGTTGGCCGCTGTATGAAAATACACCACGGAAGACGCTTTGCGGATGGGCTGTTGGACCAGGGGAACCTCTTCCCCATCCAAAAGATCCGCTTTTGCCGATTCCACTGTCTTCGCTCCCGTAAGCATACTCTTTACCACCGAGTTCCACCCGTCCACGGCCGTGAAACTGATAATTCCCTTGGAATTGCGGGTCACGGTGCGAAAACGAAGTGTATTTACCCATGACATCGGAACCAATTCATCTGCCCAGTAGCCGATATTATGGGTTCCGTTGACTGGCTCCTGCGGTGAGCCGATTTCCCCTCCTTCGATTGTGCTGATGTCCTGTTGCCAAAATCTAAAAATACACTCGGATCGATTAGGGAGTGTAAATTTAGAGGCAGTGAAGCCATTCCTGAGCGAATACATGACATACCCAATCTTTCCTCTTCCCAAGGATTTAAATTCTTTAGGCAAATACTTAAATATTAACTTCTGCTGGAATTGAATCGAATTGGCCGAGGTCTCTGTTAAGCACCATATGATCGTGCCGGGGTTTTCAACGAGGGACTGAACTACCCTTTTTGCCGCCCATTCCGATTTGCCTGCCCTATTCCCTCCCATTACCAAGATTTCCGAGTGAGTCTTTAGCTGTTCGTCTGCCCGCTTCCAGGTATCTAATTCAAAGCCAAATCTGTAAGGATCACTTTTTTCATCTTTGATCGCTTCCTCACGCCTCTCCCAGTATGCCAAAATATTCTCGGGAGTCATTCCCAGCATCTCCGATTTGCTGAGGGGCGGAATGGCGGGGTGCGGAGTCCAGTCAAGAGGCATGGGTTAATGATAACAGATTATCAATAGTAGGTCACCTCGGGATCGGTAATTTATTTAAATTAGTGAAATTTTGTTCGGACATCCTGATAATCAGGGATTTAACATCTAATCCTAACATATCCTAACATATCCTAACATATTCCAGCATTTGGGTATGTGGAGCAATGTGGAGCAATGCGTGGAGCGATGTGGAGCAATTAGTGGAAATTTTTTTATGGGACACAATCGGTCGCGGTGGCCGCCGACCAGGTTGACCGGACCCCCTCCCCCCCTGTCTGAGGCAAAAATTTGTATGTGATTTCTGACAAAAGATATAATATATTATGTTTTTCAGGTTTTTATGCTTAGTATGACATTATTCATTGCGTAAAATAGTGATTATGTCTAATTGTACTTGCGTTGATCCTTATTGAGAATACTTTCTCAAATTATCTCACCGATTGATTTTATGCCTACTAAAAGACCGAGAGTTTACCAGCAAGCAGAGAACCTTCCGGCAAATCTGAAGACCGAGGAAGCTTGTCCAAACATCTTTACAGGTCAGAAGTTCTTCGATCAAAGACCACAGGATTATGCCCTGGTTGTTAAAATGTTGGCAGAAGGATCGACAATCAAACAGATATGCAAAACCTGTAAAGTTTCTCCTCATACCATAGCTATCGTTAAATCCCGTGAAGGAGATACGCTGAAGGAGTCTAAAAAGCATTTACGATCCTTAATTGGTACTGCGACCCATCTCGCCGTAGAAAAGCTTATTACGAAGCTTAATGACGATGAAATCCCATCAGGTGTTCTCCCTATCGCTACAGGCATCTTAATCGACAAGCATCGCCAGTATGAAGGTGAGCCTACCCAAACCATCGAGGTAAAGAAATCTTTGAGCCTGGACGAGATCCGAGCCGAGCTTGCCAACCTGAAGG